AGCGATAGCTTCAGCAACAGTATCCTCGCCAAAGAATACAGCCCAATCACTCAGACCACTAGTCCAAGCACTTGATGCTGTACCAATGCCAGCTTTGGAAACATGTGTCTGCTCAACAAAACGCACACCTTCATAACGGCCAATTTCTCCGTTCATAATCATCTGGAATCCCGCATCAATATACTGCTTGATAGCTTCCAGATCATTCTTTAGGGTGCGATATGTTGACGGCCATGCAATTGCGTAGTAATCATCATCAGCATATGCTGGAATATTACGCTCTTTCATGGTATCAACAACAAGTTTCACATGTTCCTTGCCTAGTGCAATGGTATTTGTCAACGTAGCAGTACCGTTAGTCGTCAGCGTGAGAGCTGTCGTACTAGTCCCAGCAGTAGGAACAACACGTAACTTAGCTGCGTTGAATTGAGCTGAAGCAAGGTTATCGAAACCTTTCTTAGCGTCATTTTTCAACACTTTCCTGATAACTTCGGACACAGGTTGCTCAGAAAGATCATCCAATTTACCAGTAAACGGAACGGAGTTACCCGCTTCGGTAATGGTCATGGTGCCCTGAGAAATAGTGAACGAGGTTTCTGGGATTGTGTTGGTTTCAGTCAGTGTCGTGCCCTGAGTGGCAACGTCACTGTACACGTTCCAATGGAATGTATCACCGCGGTGTAAGCCCTGATGCGCTGCGTCTTTAACATCGCAGAACTGACGGAACTTAACCATCGGCTGAACTGCCATGCGTAGCAGGCGGCTCAGATTATCGGCATACATATAACCACCAGAAGTGTTAACTGACCATACTTGTCCAGCCATAATTAACCTCCAAAAGAGTTATATAGATTGACCTCTAGCTTTACGCATTTCTGCAACAATTTGAGACGGGGTCAAAGGACCTTCGTCTTTAGAATTGTTAGCTGAAGCCCTTACAGATCTAGGTTGTCGTATAATTTTTTTCTTACGATCAAACCTAGTATTTGATTCAGGACCAATTCCAGCCCACTCACGAGTATACTCAGCAGCTGCATTGATAATCTGAGACGGTGTCCACTCAGGATTCTCCTGAGTAAGGGTAATCGTCTTCCTATCTGCTATTGCCCTAAGCTCTTCAGATTCTGCAATATCAGGATAACTATCATTAAAAGATCTTACAGCATCTTCTAATTCTGATTGATATGCAGCTCTCTGAATATGCTCTTGCTCTGCTTTTTTTCTCGCCTCATGAGATAAAATAGCCTGATTAACAACCTCTTCTACATTTTGGGTAGCATTACTGCGCCCACTATTTGCCAAGGTTCTGAGTAGTTTAGCAGCCTCCGCTGCGTCATCTTGGAATAATGCTTCATGATATTTTTCTACAATGTCTTCAATATCACCAGCTTCTTCCACCTCTTCAACGTCCTGACGAGATGGTTGAGAGTTTAATTGTTTTAAATGTTCCTGCAACTGCCGCTCTCTGTACAAAAGTTCTCGCTCTTTAACTGCGGCAGCTTGAAATTTTTCTTGTGATGCCCTGTCCTTCTGGTGAGAAGTTCGCAAAGAATCAAATGGAACGTCTACTTCTTCGCCATTTACTTTTATCTTCGTAATCCATTTTTCACCGTCATGCCAAACCGGAGCATCCTTTACCTCCTCTAACTCCGCTGATTCTTCTTCTGTATGCTCTTCTTCTCTACGCCTATTATAAATTTCTTCTAAGGCCTTTTCTCTTGGCGTTTGGGGTCGAGCATCCTTTTCCGCGTTTTCTTCTTCAACAGGTTGCTCAACAACCTCTTCTGATTCCAACGCATCCTCTACTTCCTGGGTAGCGTTTTCCATATTAGTATCTCCTTATGGTTCTAAATCACCAGAAGATTTATATTTTGCAATCTTGTCAGCGTTTTCTCCTTCTTGTATAATACTCTCAAACCATTTGAGAGCCTTCAAAGGCGTTGAGAGATCAGAAATAATCTTCCGGTACTCTTTTAACTCTTCTTCTGAAGAGCCATTAAATCCGTTAAGGCCAATTTGCTCTAGAGAATCTATTCCTTTTTTGTAATCATTCAAGGCTTTCTCTAGTACTGCCGACCCAACAGATGTATTTAAAAAATCTTTTGTTGCATGACCTATCCTTACCCTCTTTACCAGGCCATCAATCCCGACTTCACGGGGATCATAATATTCCATAAATTACTGTCTCTTTAACCTCTTCAAAACTTTGTTATATTGTGTTAAGTCGTTGCTAACTTTAGCCCAGCTAACGCAATTAAAATCCCTGCACAACTTGGGCCTTTTGTTGTAAATACCGCATTTATAATTATCAATTAAATGTGAGCATCTAATTTTTACGCCTCTTTCCGTGCTTTCGATATAGGCATGATTATCCACTATAGCATGGAGCCATTCCATCTGCCTTGGATCTTTCCAACTAGGTTTTATTTCAACCTCACAACATATAGCGCAGCTTTTGCAAACGTCTTCAGTTATATCTACCTCTGTAAGAGGCCATTCAAAATTGATCATCCCACTGCGTAAGGAATTTTACCATAATCATCTCTAGCCATAACGCCTATGTCCCCCTCTTGAACCATTTCCTCTTGCCTAGCTATTTCTTGGTCTGCTATTTGATTAATCAAAGCCTCCCTCTGGAGCATTAATTCTGCTCGCCTAGTAGCTACATCCTCTTGTTTTAATTTTAAATCTAATAGCTGAAGCTGACCCTCCATTTCCTTTTTACGAATCTCTGCGCCATGTTTTAGATTAGCAACCTCAAGATTACCCTGCTGCTTCATCTGCTCGACCTGTAAACGATTTTGAAGCTTGCCCTGCTCTCCTTCGATGTAAGCCTGCATTTGCTCTAACTGCGAGGTCAATTCTGCAATCTGCGGGTCTTCTCCCATATTCACAAAACGCTCACCATCCTTGTACCCAAGTTGCCCAAATATTTCTTTAACAACTTCTGGAACATTTAGGCTTTCTGCAAAACCTGGAAGTTCGCCAAGCATCTGAATGCCTGATATCAAGTTCTGAACCTTTCTCAATGGGTCTGTAGCGCTAATCCCCACATTCACCTTAAGCAATACCTCATACTTAAGAAGATCGTCAACAGAACCTTGAAGCTCTTCATTAACCTGGGCGGCTGCATCTCCAGCTAATTCAAGAATGACCGCGTCAGTTTCATAATATTGTTCAAGCCTCATTAATTGCTTAAGTACACGCTCCACCCAAGTCTCTGAAAAAGTCCTCAAAACGTATTCAGTTACTGTTCCACTATTGCTTGCCATGAGAGACATGCCGCCAACAGTTTCATTAAGTGTTCTAGCGCCCTGAACAGTAGATGTTGAGAAATTGCCCTGTAACTCATCAAAGTCCATATTAATTCTATCTTGCTCGGCATAAGCGGAGCCAGTTACATCTCTTGTGTCGATAACCCGCACATCTTGATCCGGATCATCCATCTCAACAGCGCCGCCGGGAACAGATCTAAACAAAGCATCAAGATCAATATTTCTATCTCTTCGAATATGGTAACGCTTGTTCATTGCCAGCCTGACATTGTCGAACCGCTGGTTCCAAATATCATTAGCGGCTGCTTGCAGTTCCTGCGTTAACTCAACAGTTCCGGAAGGATAAATTCTGTGGGCCTCCACATTGGTATAACCCATTACATATGGACGCTCTCCATTTCTAAGCCAAGGATACATCTCCTGTAAAGGCTTAGGCTCTGTGAGCATAGCATCTACACTGGCCGTAAAATAACACCAGTCAATACCTTCCTTTTTTATGATGTTCTTATGGACCCATATAATTTTATATGAATCAATTTCCTGATATCCAGCATCGTTATCAAGGCGATCTTCTCTGGGCTCATCGCGAATAAGCCTAGTAGTGTTATCATCCTCATCATCGCCTGAAGCCAGAAGCTCTCCGACAGGAATATCTATCCACTCACCATCCTCCATTTTCTGACGAACATCTTGCACATACATAGGGATAAGTTGGATTACATAAGGACTGCTTTCTATAGGGTCAGACCAATGAGCAGCCGGATCAATCCGTAAATTTTCTGGAGAAATTAATTCTACAACTGGTTTATCTTTTATAGATGTCTTTTGCGTTGATACAACAGGATTACCTTCCTCGTCCATTACTGGCTTATTCTGAGAATCGACATTTATATAAGACTCTTCTTGCTCTTCATATTCCCAGTACTGATGACTTACGCAAACGCCTTGTACCGCTGCATCCTGTAGAGCGGCCGACATTGTCTGAAACCAAGGGATAGTATTAGTTAGCCTATACTGCATTATTGATTGAGATACAGATGCAGCAGCTACCTGCTCAAGGTCGTTTGGATTTCTTGGTAGCACACTTACCACATCTTCATTAGTAAAGAACGCTACAGCCATAGCTGATTGCAAATTTCTTACCGCAGTTCTGGTCTTGGGCCTAAAAAACCTGGAGCGTTTTTCATACGCCGCCGTAGTATACTTAGATCCGGGAGGATGCTGGCTATTAAATAAAGACAGGCTTTTTTCCCACTGCTCTCTAAGGTTGGAATCTACCCAATCGCTTGAATCACTATACGCCTCACGCGCAATACGTAACCAAAAGTTTTCTGCGATAGGTGCATCATCCTGCTCTACTGTTAGATTCTCTGAACCCTCTGTTGGGGGCTGTGGATTTACTCTACTCATTTAGAAAAGTCCCCATTAAGTTTTCCTTTAGCATCCATAGTTAAATCATTATATTTTGTGCTATCAAACCCTTCCCTCTTCTGCTTAAACCTTTCTAGTATTTCGCCTCCAGCCATAACAACCATTTTGTAATCATTATCTATCTTGTCAGCATGAAGAATAAAACCCCAGTTACCAGAAAGAAGCATTGATTTAACCCCCACAACACCATCTGTGACACTTACCGCCCACAACCATCCAGGATATTTTTCTTCTAATTTTTCAGCAACATTCTTTGCCAACATATGATCGTTTAATTTAAATATACTTGATCTTTCTATATCAAAAGACATTATTTTTTTCCCTTTATTCTCTTAGGAGGTGAATAAAAAACTTTATTACCGTTATTGAATACATAGGTTGGCACAGGCTGAGCAAGAGAAGGGTCTACTTTGTAGCACATTTCCGACCAGCTTAACTGCTTTTCTTTTTTTGTGTTGCTCATATCAGTGTTACTGTTGCTATAAATTTAGGATCAGTTACCATTGGAGAGATTGGGTCATAAGGTGTTCTCGCTTTACATTATCCATACTGTAGGTTTCCATGTGGGGTCTTTACGTATGACTCCAACGTCTTGACCAGTGATGGTAAATATTCCAGTCTCTGGATCATATGTATGTGTCTGCCCAACTAATGGAGCCATACCATAGGATGCCCATGTTCCGCTTACTGCCGCCCAAGTATCAGACGTTTCGTCCCATTTACTTAGACTAAAGGATAGGCTTCCTTCTGGTACTATCCTGAATACTCCTTTAGCAAATACAGGAGAACCGCCTGAGATAGATAGAGTTCCAACCCCTACAGATGGAGCGTAAGATACATCCATCGTAGGGACCAACCCCCCTATTGTTAGGGTTACATAACTTGGGTATTGTATATGCCCATGCTTTGATACAGGGATTTGTCCAGATAATGCTAGAGAAGAGGCGGCAGGATAGAATAGCTGATCATCCCATGCGTATGGAATAGTATTCCAGTTATATGTATTAGCCGCCCATGTGGACATTAGATATATCTAACGTGAAGTGCTTTCATGGCGCAGTAGGCCAATCAACATTGGTTACGTCATCTGCTGTTCTTAACCCTGCTGGTAGATTGCGTAGTGCTTGTCGGTAGTCGCGCCATTTAATGTCATCCTCGACAGTCAACGCTACGTCTGCCACCTGTGTCCAATCACTTGATGCGAGTAGTTGGTTGCGGCGTGAACGTAGTTCAGTCATAGCGCGGTCATAAGCGCCATTCGCCCATGCGGCTTCTTCCGCATCTCGCGCCGCTTCTTCTTCTGGTGTGAAATCAACTCTCACACCGTTGACCATTTTATGTCTTGCCATCTAAATTGCTCCTAAAATTAAGAAATACCGTACATCTGAATTACGCC